CCGGTCACATCACCGGTGAGGGTGATGGTCTGATCGCCGGTATTCGTGCCGGAGCTGGTGCCTGCGAACGTCGATCCGTCCGTCCAGGTGCCGGATGCTGTCGCCAGCGTTCCCAGGCCTAGTGTGCTGCGTTGCGCTGCAGCATCCACGCCAGCGATCAGGGCGCGGCCAGCAGCAGTCAGCGGCACTTCCTCAACCGGCCCCGCACCAGCGGAGCTGCGGCCCAGCAGGCGATCGGTGGCAGAGACGTTCTGAATGCGGTCGTAGGTGACGGCACCGGCGGCAATCTTGGCCGTGGCCACTGCCCCGGCGCCTAGCTTGGCCTCCAGCACCGCCCCATCGGCCAGCTTGCCGCTGGTCACGTTCAGATCCGCCAGCGCGGCGGTATTCACCGATCCGGCGGCATAGGCAGCCGAACCAAGCGGCGTCACCTTCGCAGTGGTCACAGCCCCGTCAGCCAGCTTTCCGGTGGTCACCTGCAGATCGCCGATGCCGGCGGTGGGCATCACCACCTGCTGAAATGCTGCGCCGTCCCACACCTGCAGATTGCCGGTGCCGCTGTGCAGCCACCCACGGCCGCGATGGTTCCCCGTGCTGGGGGCTGTGACCGCAACGGCTGTTGCCGCATCGGCGGCCATCTTGGCGGCGGTGAGCACGCCATCGCCGATCGCCGCAGCACCCAGCTTGGTAGTGCTGGTCTGATCCAGCTTGGCTAGGTCGATCTCCCCAGCGTCCACCAGATCGATGCCGGCGGCGATCAGATCCTTCAGCGTGATCCGCTTCGTCTCGCTGGCGGAGATGTCGGCGATGGGCACCACATCATTAGCCGCCGCACCCGCCTTTGACAGGGCCGTGAGCTGGGTTATCCGCTGATCAGCCAAGGGTGCGCCTCACCGCGACCGTCCACAGGATCAGGCTATGGAGGGCCTCAGTCGTCCACTTCCTGCAGCAGATAGTCCAGTGACTGCTCCAGCTCAATGCGGTCGTCATCCTCCTTCAGGATATAGTTAGCCGGCTTGCCATACACCAGCTGGATTTCATCGGTGGTGACAAAATCAATGGCGCAGCGCACGATGTCGTCAGCGCGCACCTGCACACCGGAGCGATTTACCACTGCGGTCAGGTTGTAGAAGATCGTATCAACCGTGGGGTCAATGTCCTTGTCGGTCAGATACAGGGCTAGATCAAACTCGCTGCCGATCTCCACCCGCTGGATCAGCTGCAGCAGCAGCAGAGACGGCTCAGTAAGCCCGATCGTGCGGTAGTTGAACTCACACTCGATCCGCCCAGCGCCGCTGATCAGGCCGGCGGATAGCTGCTGGCGAAACCGATCATTGAGGCTTGTGGCGTCAATTGTCTGCCGGTCGGTGTTGAACTCGTAGCCCTCCACCGATCCCAATAAGTTGAACTGCACATCACGCACGCGCACGCTGATCTGCAGCGGGTCGCCGGTGAATGCTGCCAGCGGAATCTCATTGGCGCGGACGTTGTTGACCGCATCGGTGAAGGTCGGGAAGAACCGCAGGCCGCCCACGGCGTTGACATGCACGTAGGCCGTAAAACTCGCTTCTGCCGGATCGCCGCTGGCCAGGCCCCAGGTGGACGGCGGGAAGCACGCCAGCCCGCGGGCATCTGTGGTGCTGATGTCCAGCCGGTCGCCGATCAGGATGTTGTTGATCGCCCGATCGAACGACAGCCGATTCAGCGACGTGTTCACGTCGTCAGGAATCACCTGATCGCTGAGCTGGCCGATGAATGACTTGGTGCCACGCCTCAGCTTGACGTTGCCTTTTGTGCCGAGGTAGTAAGTCATCAGTTGGCCTGATTGATGGCCTCGTCAAAGTCTCCGTCCATCGTGAACTGAATTGGCACCACCACCAGCTCACCCACCGCCGAGCCGATCACAGCGTTGGTGATGTAGGCATACATCTTGATGTCGTCAAGGCCGCCGGTGTCTACGTCCAGCTCCAGGAAGACCCGGTCCTGTTCGGTGATGGCGCCCCGCTTGTGGATCTTGGCCAGTAGCGCGGTAAACTGCGTTTTCTGCGCCGACTCGCCCGGCTCCAGCCGGTAATACATCAGCGTCGCGCTGCCGGTCGCTCCCTTCAGCGATGGGATGAATGACCGCGCATCAGCGCCTAGGTCAGCGGTGGGCAGCAGATCAACGCTGGTTTCCACAGACCAGTTCTGCACCTTCGCGACAGGCTTGCCGCTGAAGATCAGCCCCCCGGTTCGACCTGTGTAGAAACCCATCAGCTGGCGCCCTCCTGCATCTCAGGCTACCTACCGCACACTGAACAGCGCATCGCTGAAGTCCGCCACCCGACTCAGCAGGTTGCCGTCCACCGTCTCGCAAGGGTGCTCTAGCGCTTTCACCGTCACCTCGCCCTCTTCGCTCATCGTCACCTCCGTCACCCGGAACACCCGTTTGCGATCGGTTGCCGCACCCAGCACGAACATGGAGCCCGCGTCGCCGCTCAGGGCGTTGGCCTTGCCGTCCGCCACCGTCACGCTGGCCAGCGAGCGGACGTTGCCGCCGCTGCGATACACCAGCGCCGCGTAGGTGCCATCGCGCAGCCGATCGCGCAGCGGGGCATTGAGCACACCGCCAGGCATCACCACGCCGGCTGTCATCCGGTCCCAGGTGTTCAGGCCCACGTCCACGTAGATGTAGGCGCCAGGGCTCACCGGCGTGTCGGTGGGGACGGTCTGGAACTCAATGCCGCGCCGCACCCATCGCCGCTGATTGCACAGCAGCTTGCCGTAGAGGATCGCCTGCTTGCGCTGGGTAACGAACTGCGAGAGGTCAAATGTCTGGCGGATTGCTGCATCTTCGACAGCATCCACCAGCTGCACATCCACGCTGGCGTTGCGCGGAAACACGTCATCCTCCTCTGTCTCCCGGTAGATCACCGTGGCGATCAGATCCTGAACGCTGGCGCCGTGGTCAAGGAACTCTTCGCGGTAGGTGCCCTCCAGGATGTTGCCGGTAGTGAACAGCGCCGAGATGTTCACGCGGCGATTGGCAGTGCCGCTGCTGTTCACCGGCACCGCCGGCACTAGCGTCTCCTTCCCGCCGATCTTGCCGAACTCCAGCAGCGAGTAGGGTGCCGCCTCGGCCCAGAACTGCCGCCAGGATCCGACCTCAGCGATCAGCGGATCCATGAACAGTTGGCACCCGAGGCCGCTGTTCTGGCAGAACCGCTTGCTTAGGGCCAGGCCTTGCCAGTCCACGCCGGAGGGCTTGGCATACCGGCCGATGCCGTTTTCCTTGTCCAGCACCGTGTCAGCGAAGATGTCCGGCGCCCAGCTGGTGCTGCCAGCGCTCTTGCTGTAGGTGCCATCGTCGTTCACCACCCAGGAATCCTTGCCCTCGGTGACGAACGCCGAGATGCTGCGCAGATCCTGCACGCCCCGGCCGCTGAACACCCCGAATGCCATGGTGCTCATCCGGGCATACTTGCCCTCGGTTGATCCCAGCTGCTGCTCTGTAACGGCCGTGATCTGGAACTCTGGGCCCGCCTCGAAACTGAACTGAATGTCGGTGTCGCTGCGGACGCTGAACAGGTCCCATTCGTTGGTGAGCACCGGCCCGCGATCTTTCAGCGCTGAACTGATGTCCTTCAGGTTGCCCACCCACCGGAACTGGTTGCCGCCGTGCGCGAAGCTCTGCCCCCTGCCGCTGTTCTCGATCAGGGCCACTTGCTGCTGACCGTTCTGTGCCCGCTCTGCCGCCAGGTCGCTGATCGGCTGAAACTCAAACTCCCACTTTTGGCCGCTGCTACCGGCGCGGAAGTCCAGGCTGATGAAATGGTCGAGGTCGGCGGATCTGCGGCAGGCGATGATCAGCGGCAGCAGGTCCTGAGTTGCCCTGCTGAGCGGCCGATACAGCACCCGGAAGAACGCCATCCGGGCCTTGATGCCGTTGTCGCTGGCCTTGTAGCCCTCGGGCTCGCTGTCGCCGTACTTTTTCTGCCGGCCCTGGATGCGGCGGAACAGCTTAACCCGCATCGAGAACGACACTATCTCGCAGGCTGTCACCGTCTGATACGCGGCGCTGTCGGCCTTCACCAGCGCCTTGGTGTAAAAACTGTCATCCTTTGCGCCGTTTTCCGGCGCCTTGCTGTCGCCGTAGGGCGTTGACGGGGTGCGGCCGGCGGCGATACAGCGGAACGTGGCCCGCACCTCGTTGTCATCGAGGTTGGTGTTGTCGGTGATGCTGAGCAGGGCGAATCGGGCCGTGCCCAGCTGGTAGGTGCTGCCCCGGTCCAAGCTGCTCACCAGCTGGTAGCGCTGCTCCTGGGCGGCCTCTTCAGCGATGTTGGTTTTCTTGTCCTGGGTCTTAGCGAGCACCAGCGTGATCTGTGTGCCGACCGTGTAGCGACCACTGCCGCCAGCGCCCCATCCGTTGGTGGTCAGGGTGATGCCGTTGTTGGCGGTCACGATGTCGCCTTTGCTGTTGCGCTCCTGTAGCTGGACGTTGATCGGGATCGGATTGAACACCCCGCAGCTAGTCAAGCTGCTGGGGCTGAATGCCTGGCTGTAGCCGCTGCGGCGAGTTGCGCCATCGATGATCCGGCACACGTCATCACCCGGCGCGGCGCCCTCGCGGGAGGGGTCGCTGTCATCGCCGATCTGCCGCTGATTGAATCTGGCGTTGCCGCTCTGGTTGAAATAGAGCCAGGTCTTGGATGCGGCGAACTCCCGCAGCAGCAGCTGGCCGAACGCCACCCGGTCCCAATCAATCCTGCGGATACTGGCAGCACCGGCCACCAGCAGCAGCTGCATAAATTGCGAACTGCCATAGCTGCGGACGCTGGACCACACCAGCGACGTGGCCACGCGCACGCCGCCGCGTGGATTCTGCGCGGTGTTGGTGTAGATTAGATTCAGCGGCTCACCGTACTGGGCCAGCTCTTGGGAGCTGTTGAACCCGAACCGTGGGGCGAAGCGCTGCTCACGGGTCTGCCGCGGAGTGCGCGACGATGGCACCGATGGCCGCAGCAGCAGGGCGCTGGCCACCTGGAACAGGATGCCCACCACCGTGAGCGCAAGGGCGACGGCGCCGGGACCCGCTTGGATTTCCGCCTGTTGATCCTCAATGCTGCGGCTGTAGTCCCTCTGTTGCGCCGCGATGAAGTCCAGGTAGTCCTCCTGGCTCACGCCCAGCTGCTCAATTAGCTGGTGCTCATAGGGCAGCAGTCGTCTCATCGCGGCCGGTAGCACTGGCCGGCGCCCTGCGGCAGCGGCGTCATCACCACAGTCTGTCCAGGGGCAATGAACATCACCCCGCCATCTACCGCCACGCCCAGCGCCGCTGCAGCGCCACCCAGCAAGATCGGGTCGCCCGGTAGGGCCACGGCCACAGGATCGGCCAGAGAGGCCAGCAGCCGCCGCAGGTGAAGCAGCCCGAACGTCTCGGCCGTGTGCTCCCGGTAGACCCACTCGAACTGCGCCGCGTGATCCGGCAGGCCCAGCTGCCGCCGCACTGCGCAGACCAGCTGGAAGCAGTCCGTGCAGCCGGTCCCGTCACCAGGCCGGCAGCCCCACCGATACGCCAAGCCGATCAGATCATTCATCTCAGGTAGAGCTCCGCATTGAGCGGCAGGATGCCCACGTTCTGGCTGGTCAGTGTGCGGGCCGGGAAGTTGCTGCCGACTGAATCCATCGCTGATCTGAACCGCAGCTCCACCGTGTCATCGTTGAACCCGGCACCTGAGCCCACATAATAATCCTCGTACTGGTTGGCGATTGCGCCGGTGGCATTAAGCCAGAGGGTGGTCAGGGTCAACTCGCTCAGCCGGTTGCCGTCGCCTTCCTCCACCAGCCGCAGCACCACCTCTAGGTTGGGGAACAGCACCTGCACGGTTTCATTGTCGCCGCCCAGGCTGGCCATCGCGCCGCTCACCTGGAACCCGGCGAAGTCATACTTGGCGCCTAGGTAGGTGTACTCCTGGGCGATGAAGTAGTTCTGATAGCGGTGCCGGGTGCCGCTGCTGGTGCGCAGATTGAACAGCTGAGCGATGCGAATCGTGCTCATACGTTCAGCTCCGCCACCAGTTCCACGGTGATGCTGCTGATCTCATTGCCGGCCCATTGAATCGACGGCGGGCCGGCATACTCCCACAGGCAGCCGTCAGGGGAGCGCAGCATTGAGCGCAGGCCGGGGCGCTGCGGGCTGCTGCTCTGGCCCGTGGTGGTGACGCCCGCGAACGTTTCAGGCGGCAGCTCGAAGCGATCGTCTTCATCGATGTTTTCGTAGTGCCGCACCACCTGCAGGATGTCCCGATCGCGGCGGTTGGCAAAGGTGAGGCGCAGCTGATAGCCGAATTTTTTGTTTCCGTACCGGCGCTTTATCGTCGTGCCCGCCATGGTGCGGAACACCTTTGTTGGGTAGGTGCCGAGCGTCATCTGCCGCTCGTTCGGTTTCAGATCGGGGAAGGTCGCGGCCATCAGGGGAGCCTTAGTTTTCTGCGGAGTCCAGGGCTTTGCTCTATCTTGTCTACCGTCATGCTGAATCCTTGCTTGGCGCCATCATTGGCGGCACGCTTGCGGGTCTCGGCCATTGCCGATTCAAGCTGGTCACGGGAGACGTACTCCACCCCGTTGATAGTGGTGGTCTCGAAGCTCATGCTCAGCACCGGCGAGGCGTTGCTGCCGGCAGGTGATGCACCCATCAGCTCGCGCATCCGATCGCCACGGTTGCCGTCCGGGGCCTGCAGCGCCACGGGGATCCGGCGGCCATCAGGCAGCGGCACATAGGCCTCATTCATCGAGCCTTCGCCGAATAGGGCCACCTGGGGGGTGCTGGCGACGCCACCGCGAGAGTAGGCCTTCAGCGGCAGCGGGCCGGATGGGGACATGATGCCGCCGTTGGCGAAGCCGGTAGCGGGGAAGCTGAGGGCGGGGCTGATGCCACCAGCGCCGAACGGGCCGACAGAGGAACCAGAGAACCCGCCAACTGCAGATCCACCGATCCCAGCGAACATCCGGGCGATGCCGATAGCGATGTACTGGGCGATCATCTTCTTTGCCGTGTCAATCAGCGCACTGGCGATGCCCTGCAGGAAGTCAGCGAACACCTCCTTGGCGGACTTGGTGCCGGCGATCATCTCCGCCATGCCGTTGGTCGCCAGGGTGGCCGCAGCATCAGCCGCCTGACCGATGGCGGGGTACCTTTGCAGAATCTCATCGAGCTGCGCCTTCTGCTGCTCCAGCACGTTGAACACCGTCGGCTCAGATGCTTGGCGGGTGAGGTCTTGCATCATGCGCTGGCGCTCCACCAGGATCTCGTTCAGATCCTGTTCTGCCCTGAGCCGAGCCAGTGCCAGCTGTTGCTCCTTTTCGCGCTCCAGTCCTTCGCGGATGGCGGCGGTTTCAGCCACGCCGCCGAGTCGGGCGATCTCTTCTTCAATCGCCTTCAGGTTCTGCAGCTTCTCAAAATGCTGCTGGGTGATATTGTCAATCTCAATTTCTAACTCTAACCGGCGGCGCTGCTCATCGGTTGTGGCACCTAGCAAGCTCCTTTCGTTATAAAGCTGCAAGGCGGTCTTGGCCCGTTCTTCGTTGAGCTGTTCGAGCTGTTTCTGTGCGGCGGCTTGCTGTTCTTGGAGTTGCTCCATTGCGGCCATGCTTTCCTCGTAGCCGGCAACTTGAGCTTGCGCCTGTTCGACAGCGCCAAACCCAATATTTTCCATTGAGCCACCAAAGAATGTGCTCAGCGCTTTCTGGCGATGCGGTTCCATCCGCTGCACGCCGCTCACGGCGCTAGTGCCGAATGAGTCGCGGGCGTTGCGGTTGGCGCGAGGGTTGCCGGCCAGTACAGTGGTGTAGAGGTCCAGCAGGCTGGCCCCTTGGGTGCTCATGCCCACACCCTTGAAGCGGTCTTGGAAGTACCGCACGACGGGCCCCATTACCTGCTCCTCGAACGACTGGCCGGGAGTGACGCCGTACTGCCGACGTTCAGGCGCGCCGAACTGGATCAGCCCTTGATAATTGCCGCCAGCGCCGCCACGGATCGAGGGGCTGAACGTGCCGGCGGTCTCAAAGCTGATGATCGTCGCCAGGTCGAGCGGGCTGACGCCGAGCTTCTGCGCTGCGGCAATCAATGCCCTGGCGCGGCTGGAGAGCTCAAACCTAGGGGCGGCAGCCGCGCCGGGTTGGCGTCCAGCCCCAGCACCCGCCCCTCCACCAGCCGGCACAACCGGCAGCGGCACGGCGGTGGCCGGCACGCCTGTGATCTGCTGCGCACGGGCAAACGCCGCATCGCGGGCCCCGGCAAAGCGGGACACGTAGGCGCTTGATGCCTGATTCCTGCGCGTCACCGCAGCGCTCGGCGTGTAGGTCAGGCCCCGACGCTCGGCCATCGCCTTAGCCGCGGCCTCTGCATCCTGCACGCCCACCAGTCCGGTGAGCAGCTCGTCAAGGCCCTCGATCGCGAACTTCACGCCGACCGTGATCAGGCCGATCTTGCCCAGCGTGCCGAGCACCGTCAGCAGTCGGCCGGCACTGGTGGCCGCGGCGGCTGATGCAGTGCCGGCGGTAGTGGCTGCGCCGGTGTACCCCGTCAGGGCAGCCGTGGCAGCCTTGATGCCGCCCACCACCGATAGGGCGGTCTTCAGCGCATTCACCGCCACCACCAGCCCCAGGGTGCTGATCCCGGCGGCAGCGGCAGCAGCGCCGATATTCCTGATCGGATCAGGCAGTTTCATCGCTGCGCTGATCGCCATGTTGAACGTGTCAATCAGCGGCTTCATTGCTGCGCCGATCATCCCGCCGATCTGATTGGCCAGGTATTCAACGTTGCCACCGGCCACCACGATGGAGTAGTTGAAACCCTGCATCTTTTTCTGGGTTTCTTCGGCTACCCCGCCAGCGTTACGGACGAACCCGAACATCTCCTGAATCTTGGATTCAGTGAAGTTCATCGTTGCGAGGAACTTGCTGGCGGCCTCTGTGCCAAACAGCGCCTTTGCCAGGATTGCCTGATCGCTGATACTCAGCTTCGCAAAGCTATCCTTGAGCGCCAGGATCACCTGATCCATTGGCTTGAGCTTGCCTTGGGTGTCCAGGATCTGGGCGCCTAGTACGTCCATCGCCTTGCCCAGCAGCTTGTTGCCTCTGGTCAGGCTCTGGATTTCCTCATCGGCGCCGCCGGCTGCGGTCTGCAGTCTGAACAGTCCCATCCTCAGGCCGGTGCCAGCGTCGCTGCCGCGGATGCCTGCGTTGGCCATCAGGCCCAAGGTGGCGGCCAGATCCTCAATTGAGACACCCAGTGTCTTGGCAACCGGCGCGCTGTATTTCATCGCCTCGCCTACATCCAGCACTCCCTGGTTGGACTTGTTCGCCGCCTGCGTGAGGATGTCAACGACTCGATTGACCTGGCTGGTCTCCAGGCCGAACGCCCGCATGTTGTCGGCAGCGATGCTGCCCATCTCCTCGAACGACACCGCCGTGGCCTCAGCGCCGCGCACGATGCCCGCCAGGGACTGCGTGGTTTCCTGGGCAGTAAATCCCGCCCGGCTCAGCGACGTGGCCAGCGCAGCCACCTCAGTGGGCGTGCCGGCCGCCACAGCAGCGACCTTCTCGATTTCCTTCTGCAGCACGCCGAACGCCCCGGCGCTGCCCTCAATGGCCGCCGCCTTGCGCACCTCCGCGTCGAAGCGACCGAACTGCATCGTGATCTGCTGCAGGCCCCGGCCGATGCCCGCTGCCGCCAGGCCGGTGGCGAGCTTTTGGCCTAGCGAATCACCCGCCGCCGCTGCCGTGCCGTCAAGCCCCCGCAGCTTCCCTTCGAGCTTCTGGATGTCAGCGCCGAGGGCACGGAACTCTTGACCGCCGATCTTGGCCTGATCCTTCAGCCCGCGCAGCGCCGCAATGCTACTGCGGATGCCAGATACAGTGCCGTCGTTGGCTTTCGCCAGCTGCAACGCTGCAACGCGCATGGTGCCCAAATCGCGCGCGGTGAGCTTGCTGTTTGCCGCAAGGCTCTGAATCTCCCGCTGCACCTTCGTGATATTCCCGCCGCCCTTCACCTCGGCTGAGAGCCGGATGGCGGTATCCAGGCTCATCCGGGCCATGCTCTATTCGGCTGCCAGTCCTGAGATCAGCCTACGGATCCGCCCTCATCACCCCCAAAAACTCCCGCTCCACCAACCGCAGATCCTCCAGCAGCCACACCCGGTCACGGCGCTTCACGCCCTCATCCTTGGCCCACAGGATGAACGCCTGATAGTCCAGCCCCACAGGGCCATTCATCCCCATCCGCCACTGGGTCTGGAGCTTCATAAACCACCCGATCGCCTCCACGTTCTCTGCCAGCAGGCCGAACGTCTCCGGCCGCTGCTCCACCTCAGGCACCGCTAGGCCGAACACCGCCGCAGCATCAGCCGCATCCTTGCCATCGTCGGCTGGGTCGCCCTTCGCGGCAGCGGCGAGGAACCGCGCCGCGTCGATCAGTTTTTTGCGCGGAACCCTCCAGCCTTCGCGGCGGACTTCTCAGAGGGCTGGCCCAGGCTTTCTAGCCAGGCCTTGAAGATCGCAGCACTGGCGCCCTGCACCCGGTAGAGCTGGGCCTTGGTGGCGTCGCTGAACTCAATCGGCTCGCCATCCTCGCCCACCACCTCATCACCCCAGCCGCAGAGCACCTCATCGGCCAGGTCCTGATAGGTGCAGGGCAGCGGGTCGCTCAGTAAGGCCTCTTCATCCTTGGCGTAGCCCTGCAGCGCCTCGATGCGCTTACGCATCGCCACCAACATCTGATTGTGCTGATCCTGCAGCGCCTGCGCGTCCTGCTCATCGAGCACGCTGAAATGAGCGGTGAACTTGTAGGGCTTCTTGACTCCACCTTTGGCCGGCAGGTCAACACTCACCGGCCATTCGATGTGGTCGGGCTGAAACAGGTGAAACATGGCGAATCAGAAAAAGATCAGGCGGGTTTCGTCGTTCTGCGTCTTGGGCAGCGCAGTAAACAGGATCTGCAACATGTCGATCCCGTCGGAATCGCTGAACGACAGATCGCCGCTGATTGCAGCCTTCGGGCAGAAGAAAATGGAGCTTTCCGTTGCTACCGTACCCTGCTGCACCACGAACGTGCCATCGCTGGCGCCGCTGTTGTCAGCAGCAGCAGTGAAGTAATCCTTGGTCGCAACCGGCGGATTTTCAATCGTCAGCGTTCCATTGGGGTTCGGGCGATCGGTGATACGGGCGTGAGGCTCGCAGTTGATCAGCGAACGGAACGAGGTAGTGAGGCCCCAGTCGAAGGTGAAGCCCTCAGTGCAGGGCCCGTAGCCCTGGAACCGCAGCGCCTTGGTGTGACGCGGGGTGACGGGCACCGGCTCGGCCTGGTTGCCGTAGGTGAAGCTCTCAGAGCTTTTGGCGGTTGGGGTGACGTACCTGCCGATGCCGGTGATCGTGAAGGTGCCGTAACTGTTTAGCGGCGAGTTGAGCGCCGGGGAGCCGCGGAAGCCTTCGATGCGGTGCACGTTCTGATCCTTCACCGCCACCAGCGTGCAGCTGCTGCCATTGCCGAAAGTGCTGATCGGCTGGTACAGCGACAGCGCGGGGATCTTGTAGTTCACCGCGCCGCCGGTGAACGATGCCGTGGACGCCACCACCGTCACTTCTCGAGTGGTGCCGTTGTGGGCCACGATCACGCCCTTGTTGCCGGCATTGGCGCCGCTGGTGATCTCGATCGGAAAACCCACGTAGGCGTCAGTCGCCGGGTTGCTGCCGCCCAGGTCCGCCAGGGTGATGGTGTTGGCGCCGCCTGCAGTGGCCGTGCCGGTGATCTCGGCTGATGCGGCCAGATTCATGCCGGCCGCGAGCAGCAGCGGAGAGAACCGGGGTGCGGTGGCAGCGACGCCGGAGCCGCCCCACTCGAAAGTAATGGTGACGGCGACATGCTCATTAGTGAGCGGCTGGCGGTCGGCGCCGAGGAAGCCTTTGATCAGGCTGCGCTCTACTCGGGTGCCGGTTAGCGGGTTTACCTCCAGCGAGGTGATCTTCACTGCATCGGATGCACCGATTGAACTGGCCAGGGTGCCGTAAGCGGTTTCGGTCTTGGCCAGCAAGAACGAATTACGGATCAGGAGGGCGGTCATCAGTCCTTGGCCTTGCTGGGTTGGGCGGGCTTGGTGGGCTCAGGCGGCTTGGGCGGCTGGTAGTCAGCAGCAGGCACCATCTGGCCGCTGGGGAGCATCACATACTCGCCAGACTCGCCGTGGTGCTCGAATTGTTCCGCCATAGGTGGGGGCTGAGCGTCCTAACCTCAGGCTACGGAGGCCGGCTCAGGGCAACTGATCGATCGCGTCGTCTCGGGTGCGGTATCTGATCAGGAACCGGTGCTGCATCCATCCGGCGGAGCCGTCCGCCTGGTCCCATTCAGGCCGCCAGCCATCGGGCTGCACGTCGTGCGCCAGGCCGCCCATGGTGCGATCGGCCATCATCCGGGCGTGCACGTCAACGCCGATGGGATCGGCCAGCTGGTCGGGCACGTCGGCGCGCACGTAGATCTCGACCAACACCGGCAGCGCCTGATCAAGCCTGCCCAGGCTGGCGCCGGTCGTGCGCGGGGCGTTCACCGGGTTGTCCTCGCCGGGGGAAATGTTGATCGCTGGTGCTTCGTTCTTGCTATACGCCTGCGCACGGCTGCGGAAAATCCGATTGCCAACCTGCACCGTGCCAGGGAGGGTCACGGTGCGGATACGTTCGAGGATCTGTTCGCGGAGGCTGCTCATAAGGCAAT